AAAAAAGGAATAATATGTGAAGAAATAGGTGAAGATGATTTCCATAATAATAATCAATTATTTGCAGAAATGGTTGCACCAGATAGAGTAGAAGATGAAGAACTGCATCAAGGACTAGAAGTAACAGATGTATTTGTTACTGGTTCAACAGAAGGCAGTGAGCGTGAAGGTAAAGAAATATGGAAATGTGTAATATGTAAAGAACACTTCACAGGGTTCGGTAATAATCCAGACCCTGTAAAACCAGATGGTGACTGTTGTGATGCATGTAACACTAATCATGTAATACCAGCAAGAATGTCAGAGTTGTTCGTAAATTATTCATAATGCTATTACTAAGCTTTATAGTATTTTGTGCTTGGCTAGTATTATTTAGTTACGAAATGCATAAAGACAAAAAGAATAAAAAAGAATGGAAAGGCAAATAAGAAATAAAACACAAATGGATCGTAAGTCATTTGTGTTTTTTGTAAACCATCTTTACTAATAAGGGTATTTACTTTTTTAATAAGGGTATGATGTAGTGGTAAAAATTAACTTTACGGAGGTGTATGGAAACAAATTTAATAAATAATATAGCAGATATATTAGAAAACAGAGTCACCAGTAGAGCAAATAATGCCTCTGGAGCTGCACAAATCTTTAGGGATACACAATGTGTCTACAATGATTATCGTACAGTAAAAATGCTGAACATAATATTCTCATATTTAATACAAAAGTTTAAACAAGAAGAAGGAATTATAAAATTAACAAACACATCTAAACATATTGGTGATATTGTGCTAAATATCTTAGACGCACGAGAATCCAATTCTAGCGACTCTAAGTCAATCATGGTAGGTGACTTCATATTAGAACAATTAATTGAAGGAGGATACCTTATCTTAACCCGTGAGCCATTCTTTAGAGTAGAAGATGTATACTTTCAAAATAAAAAGAAAAAGTTCAATTACAATCCCTATATACTGGAAATGGGCACACAATTTCCAAAAATATCTATAAGTCCTGCTGAAAGAATCGGCATGTCATTACATAAATACACACCATGGCATAAAGATGAACGCATAAACCAAGGTCAAAAAGAAAAACTAATAAAATCTAATATTGAACTAACAAAAGAATGTAACAAAAAACCTTTTATAAAATCAATAAATGCACTTGAAAATGTTAAATGGCAAATAAATCCAGATATAGCTAAGGTTAGCTTAGAACTAAAACCTCAACTAATATCAACTAACATAGAATTAGAAGACATAGACGGCAACTCAATAGATTTTAATGCTGTCGATATTAGAAGACAGGATATTAATAAACATTTAAAAGATATAAAACTATATAGAAATAAAGATATATTTGAGCCTCATTTAGGCAACTCAAGTGCTGTACCTAAACTAGAAAAAGAACTAGAAACATTAAAAAACAGACACCTCAAGCTTAAAAACATACAGAAAAAACAAGAAACACAAGAAAAAATAGAAAAAATAACACAGACTTACAATATTGAGAACAGAAGATGGACAGATAAGCAATATTGTCTAAGAATTCAATCACAATCTGCAAGAAACAAGGCAATAATAGAAACAATTAGTGGAAATGAAACCGAACCGGGCTGGTTAGGATATAAATTTTATCAATCAATGTATTTAGATTACAGAGGTAGAATATATAACCGTGATCCATACTTTAGTTATCAGTCTAATGACTTGGCAAGAGCACATTTCTTATTTGCTGAAGAAAAGCCTGTAACACAAGAGGGAGCAGAGTATACATTTATACATGCAGCAACATCATTTAATCAAACTTATAAAATAAAAGAACTGCCTCTTCAAAAATGGCTTACATTTGACTATACAAAACCATTAGAGGCTGATGGACTAGTAGATATATCTGTAGATAAAATGGGTGTCATGGACAAACATAATTGGACTATAGAACATATTGAACGCATGTTAGATGTTGCAGAAAATCCTATTGGAACTCAAAATTATTGGATGTCTGCAGAAAAACCTTGGGTATTTTTATCTTTATGTTTTGAAATTGGTGGAATTATTGGCAGTGCCCTCAGTGGTGAACCTTATTATTCTTCAATGCCAATCTCAATTGACGGAGTTAACAACGGAACGCAACATTTAGCAGCAATGTCTTTAGATGAAAAAGCTGGTAAGCTTGTGGGTTTAATGCCAATGGATATACCAAAAGATTTTTATCTTGTTATGGGTAAAGAAATATTAGAAATAAATAAACAATCAGAGATTGGAAAGAAGCTAAAAGAAATACCAATGAAACTAATACGCAAAGGCATAAGCAAAAGAGGCTCAATGACAAGAGCTTATGACGCAGGTGCTAGAAAGATTGGTGAAATAATATATCAGGATTCATACGATGCTGGTATTACATCTAAATATAACATCACAAGATCAGACTCTAAAATGCTAGGCAAAGACTTAGTAAAAGCATACGACTCTGTATGTCATGGACCAGTAGAAATCAAAAGATATCTACAAGCATTAGTCAAATATAAAATAGAGTCAATGAACATGAAAGACATATCATGGACTACGCCAAGTGGCTTCCCAGTACTCACTCAGAAATGGGTAGCACGCAAAAAAGTATACCAAGGTTCGCTGCAAGGGAAAAAGATTAGTCATGTTTACTTAGAGGTAACTGACAAACCAGCATTAGCTGAACACCTGTCAGCTATTGGGGCAAACTGGGTACACTCATACGATGCAAGCCATATGTCGTTAGTTATTAATAAGCTAGGGCTTGCGAGTTTCGGGGCTATACACGATAGCTTTAGTGTGCATGCCTCTGATGTTGAAGAGCTTATATACACAACAAAAAGCGAGTTCATTAAAATGTATGCAACAGATGTGTTTGCCAACATGCGAAAAGAAATCATATGGAACGATGAATTATTCAACGAGAACACACCAGAATTAGGTAAATTAATATTGGAAGATATATATAACTCAGACTTCTTCTTCTGCTGATGTACTCTAGGTGGGGTAAAAGTAAAAAATAATGTATTAAAATACTTATTAATACTATATAAATCAAAGACTTATATCAATAAATAAAAATGCGAGGTAACATGGAAACAAGTTTTGCAAAAGACCTTGAACGAGGTCAAAGAATAGAAAAAGAAATATTAGTATGGGTTAAAAAGAAATACGATGACGCTTACTTAGTTGAAGGATACTGTAAAGAATGGGATATACATATACCCTGCGATGACAAAGGAGTTGAAGTTAAATACGATCCAATGTCACAACAAACAGGAAACCTTGTGGTTGAGATAGAATACAACGACAAACCGTCCGCCCTCTCAACTACTAAAGCTTATCGATGGGTATTTCATACAGGAAAAGAAGTAATAGTAACAACACCAGGAATTCTATTTGAGGTCATAGCAAAGAACAACTTGCACCCTGCTAGATTTAAAGGACCCGGTGATCCGTACTACAAACGAGCGTATCTAATCAAGAAACATTTAATAATAGATACTGCATTACACGTGAGGAAAATACAATGACACTACAAGAAAAAGCTATTGCTGCAAGCAATAAAAGAAGTGAGTTAGCTGCTGACTGTAATACAAAATGGATGCCATTAACATCAGATGATGATGAAGAATTGCTTCCTTATGAACCAAACAAAAATGAAATTAAAGTAAAATGGAATGAAAACAGACCATCAGATGAACCAGATAAAATTAACCCAGCACACTATCAACAAGGTAAAATAGAGGTTATAGATTTTATACTAGACCAGAAGATGGATTATCTAACAGCAACTATAATAAAATATACATCTCGCTGGAGATTTAAAGACGGGGTGTGTGATTTAAAGAAAGCTAGATGGTTCCTAGATAAACTCATAGAACAAGAAGAAAAATAATTTGTTCCACCCCCTATAGGGAAACAAATTTAAAAGTTGTTAAGCGTGGTAGTAAAAACAACTTCATTAAAGATGCGCCAGACACTCTCATACTACCACACCTCCATGAGATTTGTCTGGCACTTTTATTTAAGACAGCGCAAGCGCTGTCTGTAAGGAACAAGTCATCTACCTTGGTAGATACTTAAGGCGATGAGAAACCCTCATCATTTATAACTAGTAATAAGGAAACCTTATGATACTAACTAATGTAAAAGTAAAATGGGCTAGAGTTGGAAGCAACCCTGCCAACAAGTATGCTTCTGAAGATACAGAATGGACAGTAGACTGTCATGTAACTGCAGAGCAATCTAAAGAATGGGTAGCCAGAGGATTGGCACAGAAAGAACGCTTCGATCCTGAAGATGGCACACCATTTGTAAAAATAAAACGCAACACACACTTCAATAAAAAGAATCCTATAACAGGGACAATGGAAAAGATGGAAATCTCTGCACCATTTGTTAAAGATAAATACGGTGACAACCTAGGCGACACAGCCATAGGCAATGGTTCATTATGCAACGTACAATACATGGAAAGACCATGGGAGTACGCTGGAAAAAGTGGCATCGCTGCTACACTCGTAGGTGTACAGGTCATGGAACTAGTAGAGTATGAAGGTGGAGCTGGTGGAGATGAGTTTACTTATCTTGAAAGACCAACTGCTGAAATTACTGAGACTGACGATTCGGATGAAAATATTCCGTTCTAAGTTTTTACGTCCTGAGCACGACCTAAAAAGGCTCACTTAACATGGAGGAATAATGGTAAACCCTAATAATAATAAACACTTTAACGATGAAGCACTAAGGATTAATCGTACATTAAAAAAAGAAAACGATTCTCTTAAAGAAACAATAGTGCAAATGAAAGCAGCTCTTAAAGCGTTAGGAGTTAGCTATGAGGAGGACAATGATGGCATTAAGACAGTATCAAAAAGACACTCTTAATAATATCATTCGGTCTCAAAGAAAAGGAAACAAAAACATACTACTACAAGCAGCTACTGGCTCTGGCAAAACTGTCATGGCTTCTGCGTTTGTTAATCACTCAATAAAAAAAAACCAAAAGGTTTTATTTCTTGCACACAGGCGTGAGTTAATAACTCAATGTTCTAGTAAGCTTACTGATGAAGGCGTAAGACACGGAATCATTATGGCTGGAGAGCGTTCAGAGTTCTGGCATAACACTCAAGTAGCTTCTATAGATACACTAAGGTCACGGTCAATAACAAATAAGAAAGAAGCTCTGCCAAAAGCAGACTTAATAATTATTGACGAGGCTCACAGATGCTTAAGCAATACTTACTTAAAGATTATTAGAATGTATGGTCAAAGTCAAGTCTTAGGATTGACTGCTACACCTATACGTTCTGATGGTAGAGGTCTTGGTCATATCTTTTCAGATATGGTTCAAGCTCCATCAATTGGTAAACTAATACAAGAAGGACACTTAGTTAGCTGCGAGTATTACGCACCAACTATTCCAGACCTTAATGGTATTCAAACATCTATGGGAGATTACAACTCCGTACAATTAGCAAACAGGATGGATCATCCCAAGCTAATAGGAGACATAGTATCCTCATGGAATAAGATAGCAAACAATAAAAAGACTATTGTATTTGCTTCTTCAGTAGCTCACAGCAAGAACCTTGCAGAATCTTTTATAGATATGGGGATTAAAGCTGCCCATATAGACGGCTCTACAGATCATGCTGAAAGAGAACGAGTCCTAGACGAATTCAACAATGGCAATATGAAAATAATTTGTAATTGCATGGTGTTGACTGAAGGATTTGACTGCCCCCCAGCTGAAGTTTGTGTGCTTGCTCGACCAACTAAATCGTTAGGCATGTATATTCAAATGGTTGGCAGAGTTCTTAGACCTTATGAGGGTAAAGAGAAAGCTACTATCATAGACCATTCTGGTGCTGTATACACGCACGGATTTGTAGAAGATGATATTGAATGGGTTCTTGATCCTAAGAAACCAATGACAATTAAAGAAAGAAAGCTGGCGAAACCTAAAGAGGAGGCTCAAATAATATGTGAGGGCTGCTTCTCTATGTTCTCTGGTTCAAACATATGCAGCAAGTGTGGGCATGTGCAATTAAAGAAATCAAAATATGTAGCTGTACTTGATAAAGAGCTTGGCTTTGTTGATAAACAAACTAAGACTGTCAAGAAGAAACTAAGCTATGCTCCAGAGTTTAGAAAGGAATTTTATAGTATGCTATTAGGATACTGTAAGATACACAACTATAAACCGGGATGGGCTTATCATACTTACAAAGCAAGATTCAATAACTTTCCAGAGTTTGGAAACATTGAAGCAATTAAACCAAGTAGTGAGTGTACAAGTTACATTAGACACTTACAAATAAAGAAAAGAAAAAGTAAATATAATAAATAAAAGGAATAACATGGATAATAAATTAGATGTAACAGGTAAATGGTACGGTGTGCTGTCCTCATTAGGGATAGATAGACAATACCTACAGAATAAACATGGTCCTTGTCCAATATGTATGGAAGGGACAGACAGATTTAGGTTTGATGATAAAGATGGTCGTGGCACATACTACTGTAACTCTTGTGGTGCTGGCGATGGGTTCGAACTATTACAGAAAGTACACGGCTGGAGTTTTACAGATTGTTTAGATGCTATAAGACCTATTATAGATCACACGACATTTCAACCAGCTAAACCAAAGAAAGACCCGACACCTGCACTACGCAAAGTAGCCAAGATGTCGACACAAGTAAAACACAATGGTGATATAGATAACTATCTAACCCTGCGTGGATTGTCTGAATACCCAGAGACACTTAAAGAAGCTCAACTATATACATGGGAACATGGTGCTAAGCTTGGACCATTCCCTACCATGATGGGTTTAATACAAGATGCAAAAGGTGTTGGGGTATCATGGCACTTAACATATACACAAAACGGTAGGAAACTTAAAGGCTGCACATCAAGAAAGATAATGCCACCTAAAGGTACAATTACTGGTGCTGCAATTAGACTTCACGAACACGAAGGCACTATATGCTTAGCCGAAGGTATAGAAACAGCACTAGCTGCGAGTCAAATCTCTAAGCTACCTGCCTTTTCTGTAATGAATGCACACTGCATGGCAACTTTTGAACCACCCGTTGACATAGAATGTGTTAAGATATACGCTGACAATGATAAATCATATGTCGGTCAGAAGTCTGCTTACCAACTGGCTGAGAGGCTAGCTGCCAAAAGCATAGATGTAGAAGTACTGATATCACCCACTCCCGGAGAGGATTGGCTTGATGAATTTAATAAACTTAAACTAAAGGAAATGTTCAATGAAAATAATTAAAGATAAAGACCTACCGCAAGGGTCACAAGAATGGTTAGATGTACGTAGTAAATGTGGTATGGCATCAGAAGTTGGTGCATTACTAGGTGGTTCTAAATGGGAACCAAAAACACCTCTAGCTTTATGGAATATAAAGAATGGCATAGTAAAAATAGAAACAAACTTTGCCATGGAACACGGAAACAAATACGAAGATGAAGCTCGCAACATGTTCGAAGATGACATGGGAGCAAAATATCCACCTGTTGTTGTTATCAATGAGTTTGATGGTGTGCCTATCGGTGCATCATTAGATGGCTATAGAGAAACAGACAACACCATATTAGAAATCAAATGTCCTCTCAAAGGAACTGGTTCTGATCTATGGAAAGAAGTTGCTGCAACTGCATTGTTACCTGAACAATACTGGTTACAATGTCAACAACAATTGCTAGTTACAAACGCAAGCAAGCTGTACTTCTGGGTATATGATGTTAAGAATACATCTGGATTACTACAAGTTGTAGTGCCACACCTGAAGACACAATCTAAAATAATAAATGCTTGGACTAAATACTTTTCAGTAGACAAACCAGAGGCAACAGCTGAGGATTTAATACAAACAGAAGATGCCCAATGGCTTAAGAAAGCTAAAGAGTGGAGAGAAATTCATGCTGCACTTCAAGCCATCAAAGAAACAGAAGATACTGTCCGCAAAGAACTCATTGAGTTATCTAAAGGTCAGTCTTTTATTGGTGGAGGCATTCAATTAAAGCACGGAACCTCTAAAGGTAGAGTAAACTACAAGGCAATTCCTGAATTAAAAGGTGTAAACTTGGAAGATTACAGAGGTGACGACATAACTAAACACTACTTGAAAATGCTATGAACTCTACTATCGGATTAATATTTGATATAAATCCAGTACCCGCCTCAAGACCTAGAGTCACGAGGTGGGGTACATTTTATGGTAAAAAATATAAACAATTCAAATTAGAGATGGGACTATTACTTATAGATTCAGACAAAACTAACTCTGTTAATCCTACAAAATGGCTTGAGGGTTTGATATCTGCTGATATGACATTCTTTGTGCCTATCCCTAAGTCATGGTCTAAGAAAAAGAAATCGTCCAAAAATGGACAGTTCTGTGACAATAATGCTGATCTTGATAATTATGAGAAAGCAATCTTAGATTCTTTAAGTGGTATATTCTTTTACGATGATAGACAAATAGTAAAACAAAAGTCTCAGAAAATCTGGGCAGACAAAGGTAGTATTAAAATTATATTAAAGGAAATTAAAGATGATAATTGAAGATATATATATAGTATTGTGGGCTATATTAGCAGGAGGAATATACTATTCCTTCAAAAAACATGGCGAAAATCAATACAATGAAGGAATGTCAGACGCAATATGCATGCACCATACTGGAGAATTACAGTATAGAATTGTAAAAAGCAAAAATGGCGAGGACAAAGTACAAATAAAAATAAAAGGAGGATAAGTAATAATGAATAAGTTACCTAATGATTATCAAAACTTTATAGCATTAAGCAGGTACGCCAGATGGCTACCAGAAAAGAACAGAAGAGAAACATGGGAAGAAACTGTAGCTAGATACTTTAACTTCATGGAAGAGCATCTAAAGAACAATACAAATCAAGAGCTAGTCCCAAAAACTAGGAAGATACTTGAAGAAGCAGTGCTTAAACTAGAGATTATGCCTAGTATGAGAGCACTAATGACTGCTGGTCCAGCTCTAGCCAAGAATCATATAGCTGGATACAACTGTGCATACTTAAGTGTTGACCACCCTAAAGCATTTGACGAATGTCTTTATGTTTTAATGCACGGTACTGGTGTAGGCTTTAGTGTTGAACGCCAACACATTAATAAATTGCCTGAAGTACCAGAAGAATTAATAGATGTAGATGATGTCATCGTAGTACAAGA